TTAGAGTCTGGTTTAACCTGCGTGTCTGGTATGACAAAATGTCTCATGTCTTCTTCCTCGCTGCACGTTCTGCGTTAGTTTTCTTCTGGTGACACTCTACGCACAAGACCTGCATACCGTCTGCTTCACAGAACAACCTCTCTGAGAAGCCTGCAATGTCTTTATAGCTGCTTAGTTTGCCTGCCGGAATAATATGGTCTACCTGTATCTCTTTGTTGGTATGCCACTCTGAACACTCAGCACATTGATACTCGTACTTGTGCCTGCAACCTTCTACTGTACGCTCTGCGTCCTTCTTAACTTGAAACTTAACAGGGTAACGACTGTAAGCCTGTCTAAGCGCTGATCGTATGAACTGCCAATAACGTGCTTCTGTCCAAGTCTTTCCGGCTCTAGTGCGCGGTACTAGTTGCTTCGCCATAAAAGCGTACTCCTGTAGGACGTTCTCGTGGAGGCATCCACATCTGTCCTGCTGTGCGTCTTAGCCACAGTAGACGTGCATTCTCCAACGCCCTGTCATAGCCTAATTGGTCTTCGCAAATGTCCCACATATCAGTTTCTTTGCGGCAGTTGCCAATCAGTTCGTGTGCGCCACCTGCGCCTATACCGTCAACACCAATGATGTTGTCAATAGCGTCGCCTGTGAGTATCTGTTTGTAAAAGCTCTTCAAGCCTATCTCTGAGCTTACGAAGTACTCTTCCTTCTTCACAAAGTTATAGTGCATACCTGCCACTTGATCGAAGTCTTTATCAATACTTACCATGATAGGCTCGTCGTTCAAGTACACAGACGAAGCAGCAACAGCTATAGCATCGTCAGCCTCTTCACCTTCGATCATGACTGCTTCCCAGTAACCAATAGCATACTCGCGTATAGCAGGCAGCAGAATAGGTTTTGCGCCTTTCCTGTTTCCTTTGTACGGAGCAGTGACGGCAACGTCATGTCTGAAGTTGTCGCCTCCGGTTAGATAAAGTATGTAGTCGTGGTCAGGATAACGTATTAGAACGTCAGTGAGGATAGAGTTGAAAGCTCGTTTGACTTGCGCTGTAGCGTTGTCTAAAGAGACTTGTGCGTCATTCTCGCACGCACAAGCCGCCCGATAGCAAAATATATCGCCATCAATTAGAAGCATTACAGAGCTTCTTCTAAGCTAACGTCTACGTTGACTTCTGGTGTGTACTCGTTAAGGTCATTGATAACTAGCTTCATACACGTTGGTGAACGACCTTTCTTTCCTTGGAAGTCCCAATCGTAAGTACCTACAGCAACGGTGGCAGTAGAGCCGTTACCAACTAAGCAGCTAATCTCGTCACCGCTAGTGTTGTAAGCACGTATCGGATTAGTAGATTTGACTGTGAGGAAGCTACCACGATCATCGTCTTTGCTCTTTACTTGCAAGCCTCGCTCTTCTAAAGCACTAATGGCTGCGTCAGAGAGATTAGACAGATCAACTTGATACTTGCCAGACATCTCATTCTTAGTAGACAGGTTCGCCCAGAATAGAGTTGTCTTGAGGGTTGTGGGTTTTGCTTGTTGCATAGTATTTCTCCTAATTAAGGTTTGTGGATTTTACCACTAAATGTTGCTGTAAGTCAATGAGTTTCTGACCAATTATCTCCAATCTTAAACTCGCCATCCATAGGACAACGAAGATCAAAGTCCTCACCTGCCTTGCGTATCGCATTACGAAAGTGTAGTCCTACAGCCTTGGCATAAGCCTCTGGCGTCTCTACTTGAAACTCATCGTGTACGTTGGCGACCATCTTAAAAGGTATGTTCTGCTCTCTAAGACTCTCGACACCGTTCAGCAATGCTTTCTTCATAAGCGCTGCGCCGCCTCCTTGTAAGAGGAAGTTCAACGCACTATAAGCCTTGCGTATGCGTATCCTTCTGCCGTCTAAACTAGGTAGACTGCCTGTTCCTGCTATCTTCTCTACTAACTCCTTCAACGCTTTTAGCGATGGTATATTGTCAAGGAAGTCCTTCTTTAGCTTCTTCCCATGTTTAGCGCCCTTGCCTGCGATACTGCCTATCTTCTCATCACCTGCACCATACAGGAATGCGTAGATGAACGTCTTAGCTTGGTCGCGTGTGTCGAGTCCTGCCGCTGCTTGGTTGGCGCTGTGTATATCGCCGTCTAAGATGGTGTTAACGTAGTCCTCGTCCTTCATATAGTGGGCTAGCATCCGTAATTCAAGACCAGACGCATCAATACCCACTAGTTTGTTGCCTTGCTCTACAGTCCAACAAGCTCGACACTGACCGCCTAGCTCAGCCTTGAGCTTCTGCACTGGTGTCATGCCATCGTGCGCCTTACGTGTTGCAGGCACTTGAGCCATGTTAGGCGATATATGAGTCATCCTACCTGTTGCTGCACCGCTGCTAAAGACACGACCATGCACTCTGCCGTCATCTGCTACAGCTTCTAGCCATGAGCTTACCTGACTAGCTCTTTTCTGTAATAGAAGATACTCAGCAACAAGCTGCGCCGAAGGATTGTCAATACCCTCTAGCACGTTCTCATCTATCTTGTAGCCGCCGCCTTCAGTCCTGTCAGTGAACTTGACACCAACACTCTGCAACCTCTTAGCTATCTGCGGTCTACTGCCCACGTTAAACACTTCTACATTGTCTTTAAGCTGCTTACCTGTCTTCTCAGACCAACGCTCTGTCACGATAGGAGGAAACTCAGCCTGTAGCTGCTCTTCTACCTTACGCATACGACACGTCAGCCTGCTGTAAAGCTCGTTAGCCATTGGTAAGTTAATCTTAAAGCCATTACTGCGCTGTAACTCTAGCTCAGCCGTCACAGCGTGTTCTAGGTCTATAACGTCCTGTGTGAACTTAGCCTTCTCAAGGTCAGTAGTCACTGTCTTATAAACCTTAGTGGTTAGGTTAACGTCACGCTTGCAGTAAGTAATCATTTCCTCACACAAGCCTCCGTCATAGTCGGTGAAGTCATCTTTAGGGTACGCCAGACGCTCGCCCCAACTCCGCAAACTGTGACCACCTGCCTGTGCAGGGTTAAAAAGGCGAGACAGCACCATAGCATCAACGTGCTGCTTACCTTCTACACTAATACCCCACACCGCCGCCATCACTGGCACGTCAAAGCCTAAGCCGTTATACGTTAGAATGCTGTCGTGCTTGTTTATCAACGCCTGTAGCGTCTTAGCTTCGGTGTGTACAGTCGTCTCACCTGTAGCGACATCTTCAGCGCAAGCACACCAGATAGTGCTGTGTTTCATGTCTGTCTCTATATCAATTGTTAACATATTTATCCACAAGTACAGTAGTTTTCAAAAACTTCGTTAGGATTGCCACAAATTCTACAAAGCCCGAAAGTAAAACCATCGTCATCCAAATAAGGATCGTCATCAGGATTACAAGGCGTACTAAGACTAAGATGTTGTTTCTTTCTCGCTGTATACCCAGTTGACTCAATACACTCTTCAAAACGGACTGTAAAGAGTTTATTGTCTCCTCCAACTACCCAGTAGTATAGCCCATCGTCATCTAAAAGTGCTTCTAAGACAGTGGCGCGTTCTGTTTGATAAACTGTGCCACAAACCCTTACTGCGTCTCCAACTGCTGCTATAGACATACTGTTACTCCAAATCCAAGTCAATGTCGTGTATTGTTTTAAGGTCTAGGCGTTCTTGCAAACCAAACACGTTGTTAGCATTCCTAATACACTCTAAGCACTCACCAACATACTCAAGCGTGTCAGTATCTCTTAGCGTGGCTTCGTAGTCTGTCAATAGTGTGTCACAGGCTAAGCACTTCATTTGCTGTCTCCTTTATCTCTGACAATCCATAGGCGATTTAGCATTGCAACCAACTCTGTGCATTTAGGACACAAAGCAGGCTCACTAAACCGAAGCCGTGCAGGACAAAGCCCACAAGATTTTTCTTTAGTCATCATAAACATTCCTCTTTAAGTTAAATGCGCCTTATATATTGCTTTTCACCTTATACGAAACATAAAACACCTAAATGCGTCATATACGTTGCTTTTACAAAACTATAAACCATCCTCCTTAAACATAGTCTCAACCATTCTACCAGTGTCTTTATCATACAACAGATCAGCACAACGCCCTGTCTCACCGCTAAAGCGATTCTTTAGGACACGCACAGTCGTGGTGTTGCGTGTAATCATGTCCTCAGCCTGTCCGTCACGCTCAAGCCCTAACACTATATCACTAAGCTGTGCAATAGACGCGCTTCCACGAAGCTGCGACAAGGACGTTGCTGCGCCTTCCTCGTGTCCCTTGCTCTCAGGTCTACGCAAATGACTAACAACAAACAACGCTATACCTGTCTCCTGCACAAGCATCCGCAGCTTTGTCATTATCTCGTCCAATGCCTTGCGCTCGTCAAGGTTGGACTGCGCCGACACAACAATAGAAACGTGGTCTAAGAAGACGTAGCGACAGTCTAAAGCCTTTGCCATGTAGCGCACACGACCGACAATGTTGTCTACATCAGTTGAACCGAAATGGTCTAACAGGTAAAGGCGGTCATTGGCTAGTGTCTTGTCAAAGGCTGTCCTACGTTCCTCTTCAGTGCTTACCGTTGTGGGTAGGTGTAGTTGCTTGTTTGCTGCTAGAGACATAAGCGACAAGCCTGTCTTGCGTATGCTTTCCTCCAAGAACAGCAGCCCAATGTTGTGACTAGACTTCTGCAACACCTGCCACACCACTTCACGGACGAACTGCGACTTACCTAGTCCACTTCCTGCCGTCACTGTGACAAGCTCAGCGGGTCTAATGCCGTAGGTCAGGTCGTTGATGCCATTGAATGGATAAGTAACCTCTGCAACCTCCATAGGCGTGTTAACTTCGTCCCACAACGTAGACGCTAAAACTATACCGTCAGGAACGAACTTCTCAGCACCGTAGAAACGCTTAGTAAACACTTGCGAATCATTTTCAGCTAAATAGTCGCAAGCGTCTTTATAGTCCTTAGCGTGCTTCATAATCTTAGCTTTACCGCCAAACAGCTGCCCAACCTCATCAGATGCCTTCACGCCTTGCTCGTCAGCGTCAAAGCAGACAACTATAGTCTCAAAGCTGTCTAGCCATTCGTAGTGCTTTTTGCAGTCTTTCAAAGCGCTGCCTGCGCCGTTGCGTATACTCACAACAGGATACTGGCTGCCCATCATCTGGTACGCCGCAAGCGCGTCATATTCACCCTCAGTGACAGTTATATACTTGCCGCCTTTAGAGAATAGCTGCTGCCCAAATAAGCCGCCACTAGCCCACTCGCCGCTAGTCTGAAAACGCTTGTCAGGGTAGCGCACTTTAGCTGCCACTGGCGATGTCGGCTCCGTAGGCTCAAAATACGGATATACAACCTGCCCACTCTTGATGACAACGCCATAGCTCTTCAGCGTAGCAGCGCTCAGACCTCGCTCAGGGACGCCTACGAAGTTTTGTGTAGCAAGTAGGGCAAGGGTAGCATCGAAGCCTTCAGAGCCTGTCAGCGGCTTCTCTGGCACTCTCACGGCTATTTCTGTGCCGTCTCTGGGCGGTGGTGTGTATTTATCGCACACAAAACAGAAACCAGAGCCGTTTTCGTTCTTTATCTTGCCGTCAGAGCTGCCGCAATCTTCACAGGGCAATCTAGTTTCAACAATATCACTCATATTGGACAACCTCTATTAATTGAATGGATATAAGCGGAAGCAGTAGCTCAAAGCCGGATACTGTCACTATTACCTCCTCGCCGTCCTCTGTCTCGCACAGCAAGTCCTCGTGAGGCAACAGCGACAGGTCAAGCCCGAAGCCGTTACGTAGTACGCTCGTCAGTCGCCAACTCATAGCTCTAGCTCCATCTGCTCAACTGTCTGCGCTTCTTCGTCTTCCTTGTACTCAATAGCCCTAATTACTCTAGCGCCGTTTCGAGTGTCTCCTTTGTAAAATACAAGGCTTCTTTTCAATAACTCTTGAGGTCTGACTGCTAACGAGCTGTAAGGAAACTGCGGGCGAGCGTCTGTCATCTCTCTAACTGTGATTCCTTCTTCTCCTGCTTCTTTTATAATAGACAAAACAAGCTCTCTCAGTTTTGGAAGTTTTGGCGCAATCTTCTCCGCTGCGTCTTTGCTCGTTTGTGGGCTGTCTTTTCTAGCTAATTTATATGCTTCGTTCATAATAAAAACCTCTTTACAGTTTGTTGAATCTATGATATGCTCCGATTGTCAGCGCCGCCGGTGAAGTCCCTACCGAGCAGGTGAAGTCCCTACCGAGCAGGTGAAGTCCCTACCGAGCAGGTGAAGTCCCTACCGAGCAGGTGAAGTCCCTACCGAGCAGGTGAAGTCCCTACCGAGCAGCTGCTGCTATTGCTCTTCTTCCTCAGTCAATCTAATGTAAGCAGCCCAGTCATCGTTAATCTCACCCTCAGCCAAGCGGTAGGCGTAGGACATTGCCTGCCCTGCAAGCATCCTACCGAGCTTCTCGTAGCGATCATGGACAATACAGAAGGCTATCTCACGCTCTAGGTCTACTGCTAGTCGTTCGTCTCTAGGCAGTGCGTCAGGGCCAAGAGCTTCCCAAAGTAACTGAGAATTATTACACAATCTGTGTGCCGCTTCGTCTCTAGTGGCTTCTTCAAGCACGCCTACCTCGTGGTCGGACAGCATCAGGTCATCAGGTGGATCTAGTAAGTGATTAAGCATTGGTCACAATCTCCAGTATTATGTCTGCATTGATTAGGTCACTATAGGGCTTTACTCCGAACTTGTCACCTACTTTAATTATAACTTGCTTTTCGTCATAGTGGTCAGCGCACCAATGCGCCTCTTGTATTGCGTACTCTATCTGATCAAATATTGGCATGGTCATCTTCTCCATTAACGTCTTAAAGTGTTTAGGTGCTAACACAGCAAGCGTCAGCGCTTGTGTAACGGTTATTGAGTTATTCACGAGGCGCGTTCTCCAGTGCTAACTTGTACAAACCCTCACCAAATGGGCCAAGGATTTCAACAAGCCTGTCTATGTCGCGCTGTGTGCCTTTACCGTACGGCTGAGAGCGTTTAAGCAGCTTCTTTAGCTCTTGGGCTTGTTGTACTTTAAAAGCGCTATCTGTGGTGCGTGCTAGTCCTGCTGATGGAAAGAACATTATATAGTCACCTCCGGTGCTTTAATCTCGAATGTGAAGCCTAGCTCT